AATTGAGCGGTTACAGAACGTTCAAATCACACTATGGAACAATTGATTCCACTAATTTAAAATCAATTTTTATAAACATCCAAAGTTGGGTTGAACCAAAAGAAGAAGTTGAAAATTGGAATCGAGTTGTTTTAAATATGACAAGATCAATAAAACACACAATTTTAGAAAACATAAACAAAGAAGTTTTTGACACAAAATTTATCGTAGATTTAGACTTAAGAACAAGTGGAATACAACTTCAAAAAAAATCCTTCATGAATTTAGAAATAAATTTATTTGTTTTAGAACCGATGGATTTTAAATCACCAAAATTAAAAAAATACGTCAAGTCCCTAATTAAAGAAGTATATGGTGACGTAATGAATAAAAACAAATACTTCAAATTCTACCTTACAAAAAAAGGAAATATCAAACCCATCAAAAAAGAAATTGAAACTAATTAGTATTTATAAAGAAAATATTAAATGGACAATTTAAAAATATTAGGACCAAGAGATTCAGGTCGTGGAATTCTTGTTGAGTATGATGCGGGTTATATTGATCCGAATGAAAGAAGAAACTTATCTATGATAAGGGAGAATCGTGATATGTTGGATCATTCAAAACCTTTTGAGTTTTATGCAGTATTACAAAAATATAACACCCCAAATAGAAACGGAAGAATCTATCCTGAAAAGATTTTAAAAAGAGAAGCCGAGAATTATAAAAAGATGATTCAAAAAGGAACCGCCCTTTCAGAACTAAACCACCCTGAGTCTTCTCTAATAGACTTAGATAGAGTTTCCCATATGATTACTGATATATGGTGGGAAGGTCCTGTATTGTTAGGTAAATTGAAATTACTAACAAGTCCTGGGTTTCATGAAAGAGGTGTTGTTTCTACTAAAGGTGATTTAGCGGCAAACTATCTTCGTCAGGGAGTTACTTTAGGTATTTCTTCTCGTGGTGTGGGATCACTTAAAAAAGTTGGTGAGCAAAACGAAGTTCAAGATGATTTTGAATTAATTTGTTTTGACCTTGTATCTTCACCATCTACACCAGGAGCATATCTTTTTAAAGAACCAAATGAAAGATTAAACTTTGAAGAAAATCTTGATGAGGAGAAAAAAATGAATGCTGAACGACATGTTGGTGAATCTGGTTCTAAATCACTTGACTTAATGAAAAGATTATCCGATTATTTGGATAAATAACAAAATTATGGATGAGAAGTATTTTATAGCAAGAATCACAACTGATATGGTTGATGAGAACACAGGAAAAGTGAAAAAAATGAAAGAAGAGAAATTGGTTAAAGGTTATTCACCTACCGATGTTGAGGCGAAAGTAACAAAAGTTTACGAAAATTATTCTATGGATTGGAGAATTACGGCTATCGTTGAATCTAAAATCGATGAGGTAATCGAAGGATAAAACTTCTAAGAATAAAATTTTAAAAGGGGAAAGACAATAGTTTTTCCCTTTTTTTTGTGCCATAATATCTAAAAAATGAATTTTTTTGATTTGTTGTGATATTTATTAGAAAAATATTTTATAAAAAGTATGGCAAATAACAAAAATGTAGTAGAAGATGCTCTTTTTCAAATTAGAAATTTGGAAGAAACTCTACAAGAAAATGCAAAAGGAATACTTCAGTCTACAATGACAGAAGAAATCAGACAATTAGTAAAAGAATCTCTGAAAGAACAAGAAGATGAGGTTGAGAATGATGAAGTCGATGTTGACGATCAAGACATGATGGATGATGATCAAGTGGCTATGGATGATGATGAAATGGCTATGGATGATGATGAAATGATGGACGATGATGAAGTGGCTATGGATGATGACGAAATGGCTATGGATGATGACGAAACAATCGACATGACAGGTGCTTCAGATGAAGAAGTTTTAAAAGTATTTAAAGCGATGGGTGATGAAGATGGAATTATCGTTAAAAAAGAGGGAGGAAATATCCACCTTCAAGACGGTGATAATGACTACATGATCCAATTAGGTGAATCTGAAGAACAATACGAAAATATGTATGAAGTCGAAATGGACGAAGAAGAAGATGAATTCGTTGGTTTAGAAGATGAAATTTCTGAATTCAATTGGGGTGGTGCCGCAATGGGTGCTATCAAAGGTGGTTTTGGTCTTGACGAAGAAGAAACTGTCTACGAAATTGAATTAGATGACATGGGTGACATGATGGAAATGGATGATTACATGATGGAAGAAGATGACATGATGGAAGAAGATGACATGATGGAAGAAGATGACATGATGGAAATGGATGATTACATGATGGAATCTAAAAAATCTAAAAAATCAAAAAAATCTGTTAAACCAAAAGGAGTTGGAATCGGTAAAGGTCCTAGATTTAGTTACGATAAAAAACCTAACATGGGTGGAGGTTTCAATGAAAAAAGAAAAGAAGCTTTTGGAAAAGGAACTAAAGCTATGGGAACTGGTAAAGCAAAATTCGAATACAAAGAAGGTGAAAACATGAAAGGAGATATGACTAAAGTTAAGAAAGCTGAAACAAAAGAAGCTTCAAGAACTTTAGGTAATGGATCTAAAGATGGTAGTAGAGGTCTAAGAAAGGCGAGAACAAACAATAGAAATATGAGTTTTAACCCTTTCAAACTTCACGAAACTGAATCTAATGGAGAAATAAACTTATTAAGAGAAAAAAATGAAGAATACAGAAAGGCTCTTGATGTGTTTAGAACAAAATTAAATGAAGTGGCAGTTTTTAATTCCAATTTAGCATACGCAACTCGTTTATTCACTGAACATTCGACAACAAAACAAGAAAAAATAAATATTCTTAAAAGATTTGATAATGTTGAGTCTTTAAAAGAATCAAAAAATCTATACAGAACAATTAAAAGTGAATTGAATTCAGGTTCTGCATCAGAAACTAAACTTAATGAGTCAATTGAAAGAACTGTAAATAGAACTGTTGAAACAGGTTCATCAGTTAATTTGATTGAATCAAAAACTTATGAAAATCCTCAATTCTTAAGAATGAAAGATTTGATGGGTAAAATAAAATAAACAATAAACATAAATAATAAAAACCAAAAAAAATGGGAGCATTATTAGAATCAGGTCTTGTTGGTAACATCGGTTTAAAACACCTTAAAGTTATCAAAGAAGACACAATTAACAAATGGGACAAATTAGGCTTTTTGGATGGTCTAAAAGGTCACTTAAAAGAAAACGTAGCACAGTTATATGAAAACCAAGCTTCTTTCTTGATCAACGAAGCAACTGCTGATGGAAGTTCTAACGGAGCATTCGAAACAGTGGTTTTTCCAATCGTAAGAAGAGTTTTCTCTAAATTGTTGGCTAACGACATCGTATCAGTACAAGCTATGAACTTACCAATCGGTAAATTGTTCTATTTTGTGCCAAGAATCCAAGGTTATTCAAACGCTGGATCAATTGCAGATTTCCCGAATAACCCAACAGGTGGTGATCATTACGCACCTATCGGTTCTCCTGAAGCTATTAATTCAGGAAATGATAACCCTAACCAAGGTTATCCAGGTGGACCAGGTTATCCTTACAGAAAAGATCTTTACGATTTATTCTATGAAGGAAATGAGGCAAGTTTAGATCCTCCAGGATTATTTGACTACTCTAAAGGTAGATGGACTGCAGTTACTGCAACTGCCGCAACACAATTATGGTCTGCAGGAACTTTAGTTGATGCTCAAATTCCAGCTGGTAACACAAGAAAAGTTATTATCAAACTTTGTGGTTTTGCTAACGCAGGTAGTGGTAAACTTATCGGTCCTGATGGTAATGAAATGGATACTGAATCTTTCCTTTCAGATCTTAAAATCTACGGTGGAGCTGGATTATCGGCATCTACAACACCATGTGATGTAATTCAAAATGGTTCAGGTCAATACTTACCATTGTTATTTAGAGTTGTAACTCAAATCTACGGTAAAGGAATTGTTCAACCTACAAGTTCAAACGCACAAACACAATTCACTAATAACGGAAACAACTACAACAACCCTTCAACTCCTCCAACAGGAAATGGTGGTAGTTACAATGATATCTGTGATAATAATGGTTGTATCTATTTAGAAGTAGATTTATCTTGTCCAGTATGTGCTGATTGTAACTCAACATCATTAGATGGTTACACAGGAACAACTATTTACTCTGCATCTACAGGTGGTTCATTCACAGCATGGTATAGAAGATATGCAAACCTTGAGTTTGAAGATCAAATTGGTGAGGTTTCTTTCGACTTAGAATCTGTAACAGTTTCTGTAACTGAAAGAAAACTAAGAGCACAATGGTCTCCTGAATTAGCTCAAGACGTTGCGGCATTCCACAACATCGACGCTGAAGCTGAATTGACAGCATTGTTGTCAGAGCAAGTAGCAGCTGAGATCGACCGTGAAATTTTACGTGACTTACGTAAAGGTGCGGCTTGGAACTTACGTTGGGACTACAACGGATGGAGAAGAATTAACGCTACTACATCTTATACTCAAAAAGACTGGAACCAAACTTTGATTACAGCAATCAACCAATTGTCAGCACAAATCCACAAATCTACTTTGAGAGGTGGTGCTAACTGGATCGTTGTATCTTCTGAGGTTTCTGCAATCTTTGATGACTTAGAATACTTCCACGTATCTAACGCGGCTCCTGAGCAAGATCAATACAACATGGGTATTGAAAGAGTTGGAACATTATCAGGTCGTTACCAAGTTTACCGTGATCCTTACTTCCCACCAAACCAAGTTTTGATCGGACACAAAGGAACTTCATTGTTAGACACAGGTTACATTTACGCACCGTATGTTCCTCTACAATTAACACCTACAATGTATAACCCATTCAACTTTACACCTATCAAAGGTATTATGACAAGATACGCTAAGAAAATGGTTAACAACCGTTTCTACGGACGTATCACAGTTGATGGAGTTAGAACATTCGACTTAAGAGAATTGAGATAATCAATATCTTAAAAATAACATTAAAGGGACAAGAAATTGTCCCTTTTTTTATTTTAATAAAGTTCTAATTGCTTTTGAAATAACTTCTGATTCACCGATTGTAAAAGATCCTTTTCTATGGGCAGATTTCACAGATTCAACTAAATAATAGAGTGCATGTTCATTATCCATAGTGGACAATATAAGTTCTAAATGTTCTTCAGATAATAAATCTATCGTCCCAAAAAGATTTCCGTATTTTTCTTGTTCCATAACTCAAATATAAGATATTTATAATTATAATCAAATGAATAAGTTAGATCAAATAATTAAAAAGGTCATTAAAGAAGCAACTGGTGATAGTAGTGGTGGTAGAGGAAGTTACGCACCACCAATGCAACCTGGACTTAGATATTGGGAAAATACATCTTTGGGTCCTTTTACAGATGCGGTGTCAGACTTTAAAAGTCCTTTAGTTCAGTATGATAGTTATGATGAAAAATTCGATCTTAGAAAAGGTCAAATTATTAAATTAGAAAAAACCGCAGCTAAAATACAAGATTTCATCAAACATCACCCATATTCAACATTTTCAGATGATGATGGTAATCCTGTAAATCCATACATGCAAGACGGATTTAATCCAAATGTGAAAGAAAAATTGTCACCATTTACGGAAAAAGTTCCTTTTAATGAATGGATAGAGTTGTCCGATGATAATTTATTAAATGAGACTAGCACTACAGTTACCGCAGGTCCATACAATGCACCTTTAGAAATTGGTATTTATAAATGGAAAAATGAGTTAGACCCTTTTACCGATTCTGTTGATTCATTTTATAATAGAACAATTAAAAAAAACACTCTTAAAAATAATATAAAAAGAACGGTTGGTGTTTGGGAAAAAGATAATAATGGATCATATAAAAGAGATATAGATTATCCTGACACAATTAATGAAGATTTAGCCGTGTGGTTTGGGACAAAGAAGAAACCTAAAGGATCTTCTCAACCAAAAGGACCGTGGGTAAACATTTGTCGTAAAGTCGACGGAAAACACCCCCCTTGTGGTAGAACGGATACGAGTAAAGGGGCTTACCCAAAATGTCGAGCGGCTGGTGTGGCATCTAAAATGAGTGATTCACAAAAAAGATCCGCTTGTCAACAAAAAAGAAGAGCTGAAAAGAGAGATACTCAAACAGGTAAAGGTCAAAAACCTGTCATGACAAGTTATAAACCAAGAAAAAAATAATTATTATGAATATAAATAGATTTAAACAACTTTTAGAATCAAATATGGGTAGTGTAAAACCACTATTAGTTGAACAAGTAAAAACAGGTAGTGCTTTAGGACCTATTAATTGCTATAAATTAGTTGACATTAGAAAAATGAGTGAAGGAACTCCATCAATTGAAATAGGGTCCTCAGTTGTAAATAACATCACACAAGAAGAACCTGGACTTTGGAGTGTTGTGGTTGAAGTTCAAAATCCATCTATGATTCCTGACAGTCCTGTAGGTGAAGTTCAAACAGAATATGAATTAGATATTGTTCCTTTATCAAGATTTTTTAAAAGTCAATTAAATGCTGAAAATCCTGTAGATTCTAAACAAATGATTGTGTTAACTTATGATTCTACAGGACAAAAACATTTTTGTAAGGCTAAAGACCCAAACGATCAAGCAAATATAGTTGCCGTAAATCCTGCTAGTGGAGGATAGTTATTTTAATTTTAGACCTATTTTTTGATCTAATTCTTCATAAGAAAAAACAAAATTTTGGTAAAAATAATTTCTTTCTTCTTGAGTCCAAGTTGAGATTATCAATGCATCTTCATCCAAACTTTTTTGTATTTTTTGAAGTTTAGTTAGAGTATCTGAATTATTAATTGAATTTACAGAATAAGCGTCACAACCTGCGTTTTTAGAAGTTTTACAACTAAGTAATGTTAATGATAAAATAGTTACAAATAATAGACTTTTCATTTTTATTGATCTTTTTCGGTTTCTTTAATTATTGCTTCATATACTTTATCTAACGTATTTTTTACATTAGACTTAATTGTTAATTCAGTGTTTGATCTTCTTTTTTCAGTTTCTGTATCATATAAATATGTAACCCTTTCAAAATCTCTATTCGAAAGTCTAACATCATAATGAAAAACGTGATTTGTTATTTCGACTCTTCCATAGTCAATTATAATAAAAAGATTTAACTTTTCATTAATTATAAATCTTTTTTGAGACATGGGTGCAATCATAAAATCTGAATCTTTATCAGAAATTAATTTTACACAAATTTTAAATGCAGTTTTTTCATGTAATTCGACTTCTTCATAAGTCCTCATTGACGAAGTTCTGCCAATTTTACTTAATCTTACTTTAAATCGTTTGTAGAACCTGTTGAATAATTTTTTCATACGTTTGTTTTATTGTTCTACAAATATATGAATCAATTAGATTAAAAAAAAATTTTTAGAAAAAAATTTCTCAAAAAAGTGGTTTTAATTTTTTTAACAATAAGGGGGGGAACATTTTTTCTTTCCGTC